CGGTTACAGTAGTTAACAGCGCTGTTATTGCCCTGTTAGGCACTGCCCCCAAAGGCCCCGTTAATACCCTTACCTTAGTTACCAGCGCTACCGATGCTGCCCAGTTTGGCAAAAAGGTAGCCGGCCACAACATACCACACGCATTAGAGGCCATCTTTAAACAAGGTGCCGGTAGCGTGTTAGTAGTTAACGTAGCCAACCCCGCCGCTACCACCAACCAGGCTACCGTTACCGCCGAAAGCCTTGTAGTAGCCAACCGTGCCGTTAAAGCAACCTATGCCCCCTTTGGTGGCACCTTTACCCTTACCAATAGCGGTGGCAACACCACATACACTGCCGGCACCGATTATAGCATCGATGAGCTGGGCAACGTAACCATATTGGCCGCCGTAGGTACCATTGCCGAGGGCGCAACTCTTAAGGCAACCTACAAGCGCTTTGATGTTACCACCGTAGATACCGCACAACTTACCGGTGCCATTACCGATAACACCAAAACCGGTAGCAAACTTTTCGAAGATGCTTTTAACAGCTACGGTATTAAACCAAAAATTATCATCTGCCCTAAGCACGTAGAAGTTAAAGCCGTTGCAACCTTGCTGTTAACCATGGCCGATTACTACAAAGCTATTGCTTTGATAGATGCCCCGGTTACCACCACACCCGCCGGCGCCGTTACAGGCCGTGGCACTACCGATCCTATCAACTTCTACACAAGCAGCGAGCGCGCTTATTTGCTTTACCCACACCTTAACGTGTTTAACGATGTGCTAAATGCGAACGAGCTGCAACCATATAGCCAGTTTATGGCCGGTGTAATAGCAGCTACCGATATTGCCGAAGGCTACCACGTATCGCCCTCTAACCACGAAATTAAGGGCATAGTAGGCCCCGAGGTATCTTTAAGCTTTGCGCTTAACGATACCAGCTGCCAAACCAACACACTTAACGCCGCTGGTATTACCTGCTATGCTTCGGGCTTTGGCACCGGTTATCGCACCTGGGGCAACCGTAGCGCAGCCTACCCAACCTCTACCAAAATAACCAACTTTATACCGGTTCGCCGCACCGCCGATGTTTTACACGAAAGTGTAGAAAACGCCATGCTGCCGTTTATCGATAAACCAATTAACCAGGCTACTATCGATACTATTCGCGAAACCGTAAACGCCTTTATACGCAAACTAATAGGCAAGGGCGCCCTGGTAGATGGCCTTTGCACTTACGATAAAGCAAAAAACCCGCCTACCGAAATTGCAGCCGGGCACCTTACTTTCGATTTAACTTTCGTTCCACCGGCACCGGCAGAACGCATAACCTTCGAAAGCTTTATCGATATCAACTTGCTAACCAAACTTACTTAATACCTGTATTTATTCGTGCCATTCGTGGCTTTGTATTCGCCTTTTGTATTCTGCCTTTGTCTTGGTTCTTGTTTCTTGAATCTTAAAATCTATTTACAATGTCTGTAGCAATAAATAAAATTACCAACGCCAACGTTTACGTTAATGGCACATCGCTTTTAGGCAAAGCCAAAGAAGTAGAAATGCCCATGCTTAAAGGCATAATGGCCGAACATGCTGCTATTGGCCTTTTAGGTAAGCTCGAGTTCTTTAGCGGGTTCGAAAAAATGACCGGCAAAATAATGTGGAACTCATTCTACGCCGATACCTTAAAAGCCGTAGGCGATTTAACTAAAACACTACAACTGCAGGTGCGCTCATCGCTCGAAAGCTTTGATAGCACAGGCCGCACTGCACAAAAGCCCGTAGTGGTTTATATTACATGCGCCCCCAGCGATTTTGGCTTTGGTAACTTTAAGCAACACGAGGCGGTAGAAACCGAAAGCAACCTAACCGTTTACAGCGTTAAAATGGAAATAGACGGCGCCCCAATTGTAGAGTTCGATGCATTGGCCAACATCTATAAAGTTAACGGAGTAGACGTAGCCGCCACCTACAAAATAAACTTAGGTATCTAATTCATAACCTGCCCTCGCTAAATCCGAGGGCAGGTTTATAACTCTTCAGGGTTAGAGTGTGTGTTAAGCCCGGATGAGCAATTATCCGGGCTACTCATTAAAGCCCTACTCAAACTACAACACATTTTTTAATCAATAAACACAACACAACACAATGCCAACAACTGAAACAACCGAAGTAGACAAAACAAACCAACCCGAAACCGCACCGGTAGTAGATACCGTTAAAGGCGAATGGACCGAAACCGCCGAAGGCTACAAAACCACCTTTAGCGATGGAACACAAATAACTATTTTACAAGGTAAAGGCAAACACATTAAACAAGCTGTGCGCGTAATGGGTAAGCCCGAAAACTACCAAACCGCCCTGCAATGCCTGCTTATTCAAATTAACGGTAAGCACAAAGTAATTGAAGATTTCGAACCCTGGTATGATGAGCTTCCGCTTAAAGATGCACAGATACTTACCACCAAATTTGCCGAGATAAATTTTCTGTAAGCCAAAGGGATATAGTCTTTTTGGCCCACTTTACCGGTGGTGGTATTACATCGGTTTTAGAAATGGACTTATGCGATATTAAACTTTATAGCGGCGAGGCTTACAAACTTTACAAAGAGATGAACACCCCGCCCAAATCTCCTTAAGCAATGAATACAGCCCTTAAAATAGCAGTAGTATTGAGCGCAGTCGATAATATGTCGGCTGCTATCAATGCTGCCGTTAATGGCTCTACCAACAAGCTTAACGATTTTGCCAAACGGCAACAAAAGTTTACGCAAGATGCCGCCCGCGGCTTTGCACTTATGGGCACCGGGCAAGAAATGGCCAACGCCCTTCGCGCTCCAATCTCTGCCTATGCCGATTTAGAAAAAGAGCAACTGGCACTTAAGAGTACGTTTTTAAAAGATGGCGGTGGTATAGATGCCGAACAATTTGAACGTGTAGCCGCCGAGGCTACCCGCCTGGGCAACTTGCTACCGGGCACTACGGCCGATTTTATAAAGCTGTTTCGCACCATGAAAGAAAATGGCACCGATGCCGAAACCATTCTAAATGGCACCGGTGAAGCCGCTGCATTTTTAGCCGTGCAACTGCAACTACCTATGGATGTAGCCGGCCAAATGGCCGCACGTTTGCGCCAAAACTTCAACCTTAAGGGCAGCGATATGTCGGAGTTTATGGACCTGCTGGCACGTATAAAGCAAGTGGGCCCCGATGCTACCGAAATTACCTATGCCTTTAATAAAAGCAGCGGTGCAATAAACGCCTTTGGCCTTACCGGTATGGCCAACGTAAAAGCCATGGGCGCCATATACGCGCAGCTGGTAGCCGCCGGTGGTGGTTTTACCGGCGAAACCGCAGGTACCAGTATGCAATCGGTTTTGTTCGAAATGCTCGATCCTAAAAAGATGGCGGCCATGCAAAATGCCGCAGCGCAATACGGCAAAACCTTAGACTTTTTCGATGCCACCGGCAAGTTTGCCGGCATGGATAATTTCATTTTCCAACTCGATAAACTACGCGAGCTGGGCGAAAGCGATAAGTTTAATGTGCTATCGGCCATAGCAGGCCCGCAGGGTAAAGATATGAGCTTGCTTTTATCGCTTACCAATGCCGGCACTAAAGGCTTTAACGATATGAACCGCAAACTGGCCGAACAAGCCGATTTGCAAACTAAAGTAGGCACTCAGTTAGGTGGCCTTAGTTTAATTTGGGAAGCTACTACCGGCACATTTACAAATACACAAGCCGCCCTTGGTGCTACATGGGCGCCCGAATTAAAGGCCGCTGCGGAAGCTATGGGTAAGTTTTCGGCTGCAACCATTGAGTTTATAAATGAGCACCCCAAAATAAGTAAAGCCGCTACTGCCTTATTTGCATTTGCAAGTGCTGGGCTAATGGTGGCAGGTGCATATTCGGCAATGGCAGCGGCCTGGGCATTCTTAAACATTGGCGGTATGTTCTCATCGTTAAGCTTTGGTGCATTCGCCGCCCGGTATTATATTATGACCTCGCTTGTGCCTGCCTTAAGTTCTGCCACTACAGGCTTTTATGCTATGGCCGGTGGTATGTCTGCCGCATTAGGCATGGCCGGTGCACTTGCCGCCGGGTTAATTGCATTGTATAAAGCCAGCGAATATTTTTATAATAAAGATTGGTTCGATCCGGTTCAAAAAGCTCAAATATTTGATATGAGCGCAAAGGTATACGATGCAACTGGCTTTGATATTTTCAATATTAACGAGCGTATGAAAAACGGCGATATGTCGGCGCTACCGGTAGGCGATATTTCTAAAAGCGCATCTAATGCAGTGCAATATTCACCTACCTTAAACTTTAACGGACCGGTAGATAAAGCCACCGCCGATAGCTTTAGAGAACAACTTAACCAGCATAAAGATGATATAGCCCGTATTATGAACGGCCATAGCAACAATGCCAACCGGTTAAGCTTTGGCAGCGATGGCGGCTTTTAAACTGTAGTAGTATTCTGTATTTAATCACTGTATTTATTCGTGCCATTCGTGGCATGTATTTCGTCTTGGTTCTTTGTTCTTGTATCTAAAGTCTATTTAATATGTTCGCTCAACTTGGCACCATAAAATTTGAAGGTATAAAAGGCTTTGAGGCCTTTGCGCGAAAGCGCGAGGCCAACTATGCCCAACATGCCCTTATTGAAAATAAGCCCCGGTTAGAGCGCGTAGGCACCAAGCTAACCGATATTAACCTTACCATTAACTTTCACACCGCCTTTTGCACCCCCGAAGAGGAGCTGGATAAGTTAGATACCGCCCGCCAAAACGGCGAAGTGCTTAGCCTGGTATTAGGCACCGGCGAGGTCTACGGTAACTTTGTAATTACCACTATAGGCGAAACCATTACCAAAACCGATGGCAACGGCGCGCTGGTAAGCTTGCAGTTAGAGGTTAACTTGTTAGAGGCTGTAGTTAATAAAGCCAAAGCAGCGCAGGCGGCCCAGCGCTTAAAGGCCTTTGCCATTGCACCCATTGCCGCCCGTGCCGCTGCGCCATCGGCACTAAGCACCATGCCGCAGGTGCAAATAATGAGGCTAATAGGCAACGGTAAAATAGAAATTAGCAAAGCGCAGGCTATGGTAAAAAAATTAAGGCAGGGCTATCAAAACTTCAATAAGGCAGCTAAGCAAATTAAAAAGAACATCGATAAGGCAAACAGCGAGTTTACCAAAGCTAAAAACATGGTGTTGCAAAACCCCGTTATACTCGAAACCGCCGCCAACCTTACCGGTATTTTAGAAAGCACCCATAGCCTGGGTAATAACGTATTGGTAACCGTGCAACCTTTGGCCAGCGTAGGCGCGCTTAACACCGCTAACGATGCACTGGTAAACCATTTGCCCGTATTAAGCACCGCAGCCAGCCCCGTAGCGGCCCTGTGCGCTATACGTAAAGTAACATAAGCTATGCAACTGTATTTAATCGCCGCCTTTTATTCGTGCAATTCGTGGCTTAATGGTTTTGTATTATGGATATACGTGTAGATACCAAACAGGCCGTAACTGATTTAAAAAAGCAGTTTGCAGGCCTTACCAATCATACTTCGTTTAACACGGCCATTGCCATCGGGCTAAACGAAACTATGAAACGGGCGCAGGCTACCGCCAATGCAGCGGTTAAACAGCGCTACAACCTTAACCCGGCGGCCATCAACCGCAAAAAACTGATTAAGGTAAGCAAGGCAAACGGTAAAAACCTAATTGCCTTTTTGCGCGCCTCGGTTCAAAACATACCGTTGGTATCATTTGGCGGGGTGCAGCAGGCGGGCATAAAAGCCGAAGTTAAAAAAGGTGGCACAAGCCTTCGCACCAAAACCGGTAGGTATAGAGTAGCCACACCGGTAGGCAAAAAAGGCGATGGCGGCGTAACCGTGGAAATTATACGCGGGCAAAAGGTGCAATTGCGGGGGGCCTTTTTGCAAAAAATGAAAAACGGGCACATAGGCGTATTTGCCCGTGGTTATAAAAAAGGAGCGGCCTACAGCGGTGGCAAGTTTAACTGGCGTAACAAACGCCTTACCCGCACCGGTAACGATAGCCCGATAGTAGAGCTGGGCGCTATGACCATGCACAACCTGTTTGTAAACGAAAACATACAACCAAAGGTAAACGCCCGCATTAGTAAAGAATTAGTAACAAGCCTTACCAGGGCTATTAAATTTCAAATAAGTAAAGCGAAGTAAATGCAAACCGTACCATACCAAACACAAGATGGCGAGCGCTGGGATAACATAGCCGATAAAGCCTACGGCGATCCGCTTAAGTATCCCGATTTAATTGCCCTAAACGTAGGCGTGCCGGTATACGATGTGTTCCCTGCAGGTATCAACTTAATAATACCGGTAATTGAAATTGAAGAAGCCGTGGTAACCTTAGAAGAGCTACCCCCTTGGAAAAGATAAAACAGAGATACAATGATAGAGGCAACAATTAAAGCAAATGAGTTAGTGGAGCAGTATTTACAAGTAGTTTTTGGAAATAAAGGAGCCGCTAAACAGTGCGCCCTAATAGCGGTGGATTTAGCTATTAAAATAACCTTTAATGAAAATGAGTTTGATTACAGATATTGGAAAGATGTCCGGTCCAAAATCGAAAAATATAGTATATGACACTACAACACTTTTTAATGTTATCGGGCGCGCTGGGCTGCTTAATACTGGGTATAGCCATAGGCTACCAATACGCCTGGTATAAAATGGCGCAACACGCTAAAAGGCAAATGGATTTAAACCAACAAAACGCACAGCAACAATGTCGGTAATACCCGGTATAAAATACAAAGTAGAATACGATGGCCGCGATATCACCAAAGATATTTCGCGCTACCTTATTATGCTTACCTATAAGGATAGGGAAACCGATGGCGCCGATGATTTACAAATAGAATTAGAAGATGTAGAAGGCCTTTGGAAAAACAGCTGGTATCCGGATAAGGGCGCAACGCTAAAAGCATGGATAGGCAAGGAGCGCCTAACCTACTGCGGCGAATTTACTATCGATGAGGTAGAATACCAGGGCAAGCCCAGCACCGTTATTATGAAAGGCGTATCGGCGGCCATTACCAAAGACCTTAAAACCAACAAATCGGTAGCGCACGAAAACAAAACCCTTAAGCAGGTATTGCAAACCGTGGCCGATTTGCACGGCTTTAGAATTAGCGGCGATATAGACCACATTCAAATAAGCCGCCTTACCCAGCACCGCGAAAGCGATGTGCAATTTTTGCGCCGGTTAGCTAAAGAGTATGGTTATATGTTTTCGGTAAAAGGTAGCACTATGGCCTTTACCAAAGCCGCTGTATTAGATAAAGCAAAGCCCGTATTTTCGCTAACTACAGCCGAGCTTAAGCACTACAGCATTCGCGATAAAACTGCCGATACCTACAAGGCTGGCCAAATAAACTACGCCAACCCGCAAACGCACGAACTGCTAAAATCTACGGTAGAAAAAAATGCCGATGGCTTAGCCTTTTCGCACATAGTAAGCGAAAACACCATGCAAATTTAT